GGTGTAAACTTTAACACTGATACCGTTTGTGTTTTTAGTTACGTTATAATCGGCTTCAAATCGATAATCAAAATAATCAGTAACGGAACATTCGTTTGGACCTAATTTTACAGATGAGAATTTAACCTTTTCAACGTCATTTTCATCAACAAATGTTTGATATTTTATTAAAGGTATTGTCTCAGAAAAATAAGTTTGTCCTGTGGTTCCCGTAAACGCAGAATATGGTACATAACCAGCACTATTTCTTGTTATAGTGATGTCTGATATTAATTCAGATAATGCGTTTAACCATAAACTTTTGATTTGAGTAACATCAGGTTCAAGATAGGTTTTGTAATCACAAATTAGAGATAAATTAACTGTGTCTCCACTTGTTACACCACTTGTACAACCTGTAAATGGTTGTGGGTCGAATAATTTAGCACTATTAGAGGTGTTACTTGTTCCACTTAAGATTACATACATTGAAGATGTTAGTCCAGTGTAGTCTGCGCCACCGTAAATTGTCCCGTCTATTTCAATAATAGGGTAGTAGGTTACTCCGGTTAAGTTTATTAACCCTCTAAAATTATTTTCTTCACCTAAAATATTTTCTAAATCCTCTTCAATAATAGTTTCAAAGTCAGGATAAAGCTCTTCAATAAATTCTAATGGTTGACAATCGTATCTATATTGATATTTTGGTCTACCGAATATATTGTTTTCAATTAAATTACCACCTGTCCATAGAGTTGTTGATGGTACTAATTGTTCAACTAATTGAGGCCAATAAGGTGATAATTTGTTTACAAATTCAATAACATTTATTTGATTGTAAGGGGTAAAACCTGTGGTTTGTGAGATATAATCTTGAAAAACGTCTTCTAATTGTATGTAATTCTTTTTGTATCGAATTTTGTTTGAATTTGTTACAAGACCATGGATAAATGTGTCTAAAAATTCCGCAAATGTTTTACCTGTTTGTGGTAATAAAGTATTTGAACCGAAACTTATTAATAATTCCCTACTTTGTCTATAGATATCATAGTCAATACCTCTTGCTGGTGATATGTATATACCAATATTTTTTCTATTTAAGATTAGTAGATAATCATCTTCAATCGGTTTACCGTTACCATTATCAATATCGGGAACTAACTCATATCCTGTATCTAATCCAGGTAATGTTCGGTACAGATTAAAATAATCTTCACCATATGTGTAGCCCTTGTTCTTTGTTTTAATTGATTTTGTTGTTCCCGTTAATGTTGAATTTTCAGAATCCAAAACAAGGGGAGAACGATGCGATAAAGTGATATCGTACCAACCAGAACCTTTTTCAAAAAATATTCCTTCGGTTGCGTTAAACGCTCTTCTTGGTAAACTCGTTAATTCATCAACAGGGTAACCATCTCTATCAAAAGTTGTTGATGCGGAGTATGTAACATTGGTATATGTGTAACCTGTTGTATCAAAAGTTGCGTATGAATACGTTTTGTTACCTTGAATCGCGTCATATATGTCTTGTTGTAAATCAAAACTAGCAGGGATTGATGTTACTTTATAAACGTATTCATCAATTCTAATTAAAGGTTCGGGCGCTCCTAAGAATTTTAAAAAGAAATCAATAGAAGACCTAGTACCTTTTGATTTATAAATGTGAGCTAAGTTTATTAATAATCTTCTATAAAATTCATATTCGGCTTCAACTAAATTTGTACCTGTAGATACTCCGTTGTAATTTGAATCTAATCTTGAATATAGAACATCATTCAAACTATTTTCGTCAAATAAATTTAGTGTTGATAATCCTAAATTCTCTGCTAAATTCTTTAAAAGTACATCTGGTAAATTATTGATGCCGTCATAACTAACATTTCTCATGTAAGCTATGTTGTCAATATATTTTTTTACACTATCAAAACTTTGTCCATATAATTGGAAAACACTTTCGGCTCTTTTGTCCTCGGTGTCAAATTCAAATAACTGAGGTGCTGCCAAAAATCTAACCATTAAATTAGATTTATAACCATCTATTTCATCCGCAATATCTTTTAAGTGGTTCACATAGATGTCATAATCAAATCCTGTGATTTGTATATTATAACCATCACTTGAAATCGGCCACGTTAAAACAACATCAACCAAGGACGTTTTTGTATTGTCTTGGGTGTCTCTTGGAACTTTAAATGTTGAGGTGTAAATTGGATTTGTATCTCTATTTAAAAGAGATTCCTCTAAATCATCTAAACCTTGGAAGAATTCTTCCACTAAACCGTCATTGGGTCTTATTAAAAGATTACTTGAATAAGTTGAACCCGTGAACGGTTTACCATATACCCTTAATAAAATTTTATTATCCGTGTTTGGTTCGGTGTATTCTAAAATAGGGTATGGTGTGTTGTCTGTAACAACAACATATTTTGTGTAAGAAGAGTAAAAATTTCTTAATTCATTTTCGGTCTCTGGTTTAATTACCGAATTCGGTTCAACAAAAACTAATTCAAATGGATTAAAGATTTTACTTCTCTCAATATAAAAAGTTGTGGTATTGGTACTATCGTTATATGTAATTCCACTCGCACTAAAATTCGATACACCTATTGGACTATCTGCCAATATGGAAATAGCACCGGGGAATTTATTAATAATTTTAGTTAATGAAACTAAGATTCTACTTCTTAAAGAACCAAATAATGATTTATCAGCATATTTTTTATTTCCCTTAAATCTTACCTCATCCGTTCTTTTTTTTCTTGGAGTTGGGGATGTTGTTTGTATACCCTCAACCTCTTTTAAAGTATCTAAAGTTAAAAATTGAGAAAATGGATTAGATGTAAAATTCTTAGAATCTTTGTCAGGAATAGACTTGTCGAGCGCAAATACGGTGTTGGTTAGAGCGGACGACCCATCGGTTATCTGTCTACCAACTAAGAAATCACTAAATGTTTCCGCCCCGCTTGACGCTTGACTTGGTACTTTCCTTTTTGCCATTATTCTGTTATAGTATCAAAGTTTAAGGTTTCATCTACATCATTTCTTTCTTCACGAATCTCATATAATGTCTCATTAAATTCGTCTTTAACTTCGTAAAGATTGTATTGTCTATAGATATTATTGTTGTTGTCATAAATGGTATAGATACCTTGTGAAACCGCCTTACTTTGATTACCATACAGAGCGTGTGCCAGTGTTGAAGCGTCGTGTTCAACCATTTCAATCTCTATCGTGGTTGGATTTAAATATGTGTTTGTTAAAATGATTTTTTGTGATGGTACACCAATAAATGGTACTGTATTTGGTTTGTTAGTGGGGGCTGAAGATGGTGTTACCGTTAGGAACATTAAATTCGTCGCTTGTTCACTATATTGATATCTAATCGCTTTTTGTGACGTACTTGTTAAATTTGAAACGATTGGTGTACAGTAGAAAGATGATGTAACAATTCTATAAAAATTTGGTATTTTTTTATTGTCAGAAGAATTGATGTATTCTATTCTATATCCGACTAATCCTTGTGGTGTAAATTTATTTCTATCATCAGCAGGGACGTTGGATAAATCGATAACCAAACCTCTAACTGAAGGTAATGATGCTAAAATTCCACAATCGGTAATACTTGTTCTTATCTGTTTTGGTCGAATGTGTAAAGTATAAACACCTAAATCCGCAAAATCATCTGCGGTTAGTTTTAAATTATACAACCCACCTAAAATTTCGACATTTGGGGCTGAGGTGTCTTCCGTAGTATCTGAATTATGATACACGGGTGTTAATACCTCAACTGAACTTAATTTTTTAAGTGTAACAGTTGATGTGCTATTTCTATCCGAAACATAGTGAAAATAAATTTCAACATCTTCCGGCGATACATCTGATGGTCTAATTATACCGTAACTACCTACTGCCATGTTTTTTTAATAATAAATATAAAATTTATTGTTTTCTAATATTAAAATATCCATTTCCATAAATTGATAATTCTCCTGTGTTATCAATTTCGGATAATCGTAATGTTTTTTCCATAACTCCTTGTTTACCTCTCTCTACGAAAATATCCGAATAAATTACCGGTTCGTCAATGAATCCTAAGAAATGTTCGTTCCTTGTAATAACTTTATTTATCACCTCTTCTTTGGTGAAACCTGAAGTTGTACCTGTAATTGTTGTAATTCCATCCGCAAAATCTTGATAATATAAATTGTCAATGGTGTAGGCACTGTACGAAACACCGTTTGTGACACCAGTGGTGACACCTGAGTAGGTGTTTGTACCATATAATTTTAATTCACTGATTTTACTCTTACCTATAGCAGCATATGTAAATGTGGTGTAACCTGTATTCAAACCTGAGTAATCTAAATCGTTTAGATAATTTTGTGTTTGACCTGTAATATTTGTGTAAGGTATTGTGAATCCTGAGAAAGTTCCAAGTGGATTACTTACAGTGGTATTGGATGGTACTTGTACCTTTTTCTTTGTTTCAAACTGACTCCAAGGAGTGTTAATTGATATTGATATTGTCGTCTCACCTGTTGATGCGTAAGTTTTTGACGCGGTGATACCTGTTGTTGATAAAATACTTGTTGTACCGTCACCCCAATCCACTGTAAAGTCGATAAAGTGTATTTCGGAAACTTTAGTTGTATCCACAGTATTGTAAACTTGAACTGTGTTACCCGTTTGTGTATAAGAAAAATTACATATCTGTTCAACTTGTTCTAAGTTACCATCAAATCCAACCATAACACCCATTTCATCAACGTGAGTTTCCAAGAATATTGGTAACATATGTTCACCATACGCCTCTCCTTTGGTAATATTTTCCCAAGCGTACAATTCAAGACTTAAATCACATCCCTCATCACCATAAGAAGTTGTTGCAATACTATTACCTGTCCAAACATAGTACCCCGAAGAGACTGTTCCACCAGTGACGTTATAAACAACAAATCCATCTAATGGGTCCAAATACTGTGATTCAGACCATGATATTAAACTACCCAAACTATTGTACCAATACGGTCCATCGTTTGAATACAATTTAACATTAGGAATATTCTTCCTAAGTATCTCGTATTTTGTGGGTGATTTAATATCCATTATTGTTTTCTCTCATAAAAATTTATTGGTGCGGATGTGGTTCCTTTTCTCGTACCTAATGAACCATTATATGCGTAAACGATATAGGAATAATCCGTCCTATCTATAATTACTTTATAATAAACATCTTCTTCTTCAACGTAAGGTGTTGTTGCGTTTACGGTTTTTGATTTATTGACAAAATCTATAACACTACCGTCTTTCGCATTGTAATATTTGGCAGTCATATAGAATGTGTTACCTGTGATATTGGTTTCACTAAATGGTGAATCATCAGCAAACCAAAAAAAATACATATTTTCTGTATTTCTGTAATTTGAACCAGTAAAAACCGGTACGTAGATAAAATCATTTAATGGTAATGTCGCACCTGATGGGGTACCTGTATAGTATATTCTCTCACCTAAGGGTAGTGATAAATTTTTTGCAAAAACTAACCTTCTGTTTGTTTGGTTTGGTGATTGGTCATTGTTTGTTTTATAAAATTCTAATCTGAAAAAACTTTCTGTTGATTGTTTTAACATTTTTGAATTTTCTTCCATGGTAATTGATACATCTTCATAATTTTGAGAGTAGTTACCAAGACTGTTTAAAAAATAAAAATTATACCATATATCGGTTTGTTGAAAAGGTGTATCATAAGGTGATAACAGCTCATACGCAGAATGTATGTATCTTACGGTCTCGTAATTTTCTGTTGGGTTTATTATTTCATAGAGAATTTCTTGCTCCATTTCTTGGGCATTATCTGTCCATCCTAAATCAGTTTTAAACATCTGATTTGAAGAAATCAAAATAGATTGGTCATTATTTTTAGCAAGAATTTTCATATTAACATTTAAACTTATTTACATTTTTAACCGCGTCTTTTTTATTTGTGTAAATGTTTTCATTTCTTAAATAGAAATTGATGTCACTTTTTACATAATGAATGTTGTTTATGAATGGATAGTTTGTTCCAAAACCCTCAGGGTCTATAAATCCGTGGTCATATAAATCTCTCCATTTCCATAATGCCTCATCTTCAAAATATTTTGCATTTTGTGGTAAACCGTAAACTTGGTTTGTTTTAGATGTTTCTATATAAGGAGAAAGTTGTCTTAATTTTACTCTGTGGTGTGGTTGATAAAACAACCCATACATGTTTGTAATTGAACCACCCGAAAAAGTACTTGTTGTACCTGTTTGTCCGTAATCAAAGACAAAAAGTGGGTTTGAAAATCTGTGATATCCCTCACTTATTATTCTCTCTTGTAATTCTGAACGATTATATTCAACAAACGCACCATGTAAAACGGTGTTTAGTGGTAAGTCTGTTCCTGATACAAAATTGTATGTTGTGGCACTAATTGTTCTACTAAATCCACTAGTTGTTATGGATGTTTCAGTTGAGCCCGTCCCATTAAAATGTTCATCAACCCATGTGTCATGGAAATTAAATTTCCAACCAACTTTAGGTGGATATTCAAAATATCCATTTCTATTAGCTAAAATTACAGTTACGTATAATTCGGTTGGTAAGTAACCTAAATTGTTTGTTAATCCTGTTAAAATAAATGGTTCTTTAAAATCATAAATTAAAGATTCCATCATGTTTCTTTCAACTAAAACATCTGAGGTGCCAGCGCTATTTTCAAGTAATAACTTTCTTTCGTTTTCCCAAATTGATGATTCAAATCCAATCTTATCTAAGATATAATCTTCTCTTTCTGTGAGTGTTTTATGTTTGTGAACATAGTAACTTGATGTTGAACCTGTGATGTTATTTCTATCAAGACATCTTTTACCAAAAACAACAGTCGATAGTGTTGTTCCTGATGGTAATTCGGATTTTGATATTTCTAAAACATATTTTTCCGAATTGTATATTGAATCCCCAACACTTATAATACTAAATGTTCTACCTGTAACATCTACAGTATTATTAAAACTACCACCACTAAGTGTAATGAATTCACCTGATGACATTCCATGTTCAACGGGACTAGTAAATTTATAAGAATTAGGTAAACTTTCGACTCTAAATGGTATACCATCACCCGCAGTGAAACTAAATGAAGTTCCACCACTTAAAGTATATTTCATTGGGTAGGTACTGTCCTGACCATACACATAGGATAAATAAACATTCCAATTGTGGTAAGGTGCGTCTATACTTGTTATCGTGACATGTTCAGTTTCACCAGAATAAGTTAT